CGGCTCGAATTTCTGCGAGTATCCCACACCGTGCCCGCGGTGCGGTGAGTTTATCAGGATGCGGTTCGATGGCCTCAAGGTCGATCCACCGGACCTGCGGGACCCGGAAATAATATTGCGCGAGGAGTGCGTGTATTATAAGTGCCAGGTCTGCAGCGGGCGAGTCGAGCAGTATGAAAAAGGCGACATGGTAGAAAACGGTATTTGGTGCCCGAAGGGCCAGACGGTTACGCCGGAGGGAAAACTCATCGGCGTCCCGGAAAGAGGCAAGAGGCATTCGGGATTCTGGATAGGTGAGATGATTAGTCCGTGGCAGCCCTGGCATCGGATGCTCGCGGAGTTTTTCAAAAAGAACACACCGGAGGGAATCGCCCAGGGTGTGCTGCGCGAGTTCGTCAACCAGGTGCTGGCCCAACCTTGGAAGGAGAGGGGCAAATCGACCGAGGAGCACCAACTGGCGGATCGGCGCGGCGACTTTAGCGCTGGGACCGTGCCGGACTGGGTACTGGTCCTCGTCGCTTACGGCGATTATCACGAGGATGAGCAGGGCAATCCGCGAATAGATTACGTGGTCAAGGGCTTTGGCTATTTTATGCGGTCGGCGACTATCAAGGCGGGCAGTTGTATAAACTTCGAGCAGCTCGAAGGAGAATTGTTCAGAACCCCGTTTATCTGGTCGAACTCGGAAAGAAAAGACGACCCGAAATTGGAGGTGGTGCTGGCCGGGATAGATGCAAGGTTCAAGGGTGCGACTGTTTTCGGCTTTTGCGACAAGTGGCGGGGCCGATGCGTGCCGATGATGGGCGGTAAGGACTCGCAGGTCATGCCGGTCAGGCAATCGAAAATCGACCCGGTGCAGGTATATCGCAAGAGCAGGCGGCGTGTCAGACCGGGCACGCTTTACACTATCAACACGAAATACTTCAAGGACATGGTGGCCGGGTCGATGGAAAATCCCATCGGCGGCGCCAACTCGACCGAGTATTTCGCAGAGGCCGGCGGCAGGTTCTTTCGCGAGCTATGTAACGAGCATCGCATCGAGGTCATCGATAAAAGGACCGGGCGCAAAGACTATCACTGGGAGCCGGTGGTGGCCGGCCGGCCGACACACTTTTGGGACTGCGAGGTCGGCTGTGCGGTGGCGGCGTACCTGAAAAACGTGCAGTACATGCAGCCGCCGAGCGCGGCAGCGCCTAATCGCAAAAAACGGCGCCGAACAAGCGGTTTTCTCGACGACGTGAGCATAGAGATATGACTGGATTCTTAGATGACATGCCGGATGTGAACCTACCCGGTGGCGGGCGGTCGAAACGTGCGCCGCAATTGCGGACTGTCAGGCCGAAGGCAAAACAGTCGGTAATCAATACCGGCGACGAGGTCCGCACGATTATCTGGCACGTGATAAAGTGCCCCGAGTGCGGCTCGACGAAGGTGCCGGTCGAAACAACGAGGAGGCCGATCCGTTATCATGTCTGCTCTGATTGTGGCTGTCATTTCAAGTCGGTGGAACAATAAAAGCAACCGCGGATTACGCGGATTTCGCGGAAAGAGATAATAAAAACAGCGTTAATCTGCGTCTAAAGCATATAAAATAAATTTTCAACTTAGTCCTACAACGTAGGAAGTGGGGGGTATGAAAATTTCTCAAATCTCCGTAGTCTGGAAGGCATGTCGGACACATTGGCACAAAAACTTGACCGTGTTCAGGCGGCGATTGAATCAATCGAATCAACCGGCCAAGCCATTTCTCAGGATGGCAAGGGTGGTTTGACGAGGGCGGACCTGAACACGCTCTATGCACGCGAGGAAAGGCTCGAACGCAAAATTGCAAGGGCGGCACGGGCGGGCGGAGAACGAGCGTTGGCGGAGTTTTGATGCGGGAAGTTAAACGTAACAACAAAAATATCACGCGCAGGTTAAGCGAAAGGTTCGACGATGTTGTCGGTATCGTCAGTCCCAGGGCCGCCTACAAGAGAAGGGCGTACCGGTACGCTTACGATGCCATCGACAAAAGCCGCCTGAGAAAAAAAAGAGAAGGGCCGGCGGGAACGGGCGATATACACCTGACCGAATATGCACTCTGCGAATTGAGGGAGAGAATGCGCGATCTCGGTCGAAACAACGGATTGGTCAAGGGACTCTTGAAAACCGAGCGGGATGGTGTTATAGGCTCGACCACTATGATACAGGCCAGGACCGGAGACGAAGGGTGGAACGCCCAGGCCGAGGCGGCGTTCAAGGCCGAGATGGTAGATATGCCTTGCGACGTTACGGGCAGATTCAATTTTCATAAGATACTGCGAGAATCTTATTTAAGCTATCGGCGGGACGGTGATATTATTTGTATTGCCCTGCCGGATACTCTGCAAATGTGCGAAGGGGAACAACTGGGCACACCATTCGGGAAAACGGAGGGTGAGCATTTTACCATAACCAACGGCATCGCCTTTTCAAAAAAGACCAAACGCGTAATCGGGTACTATATAGGCAAACCGCACGAATCGGGCTATTATATCGACCCTTCAACATACAAACAATACAGGGCCGACAGGGTACACCACATGTTCAACTCGGACAGGTTTAGCTATTCGCGGGGTGAACCGGCCCTTACCTCGGTCATCAATTCGATTGATACCCTTACCGGATACATCGATGCCGAGCTTGTTGCTGCGAAAGTAAACGCATGTTTCAGCATGTTCATAAGCAGAAAAGATGGATTCGATCCTCAGACTCCATTTACGAAGGGGGCGGAGCCTTCCGGTTATGATAAAGACACCGATATTCGCCTCGAAAAGATGGAACCGGGCACGATTATGTACGGTGAGGACGGCGAATCGGCGATGGGGATCGGCCAGAAAAGGCCGGGGTCCTTGTTTGATCCGTTCGTTTTACGAATGTTGTCTATAATCGCCCGGCCTTTATGTATGCCGTTGATGTTGGTTACGCTGGATTTTTCGGGCGCTACGTTTATGAACGCCCGGATAGCTTACCAAAAGGTTCAGGATGCGTGGATAGACGAGCAGAATACGGGGGTAAAGCCCTTCGGCTCGTGGATATGGCGTTGGTTTATCGACCGGATGATAACCCAAAAAGTCCTTACGGACGTTAAAGATAAGTATAGGCACGAGGTTGTTTGTAATCGCTGGCCGTATGTGAACCCATTCCAGGAGGGCAAGGCCGATGAGATTCAGCTTAATAATAAAACCACCACTCGGACGATAATTTGTGCGAGGCAGGGATATGAATTCACTGATATTGTCGATCAACTCGCCAAAGAGGAGGAGCTTTTGGAGAAAAATAAACTTGTCCAAGTTGAAAATTCAAAAGGACAAGAAAAGGACAAAGTGCAAAAAGGGGACAAAGGCAATGAATAAGAACAAAACCTCGGCACCGGCAAAGGCGTGTGTGTTTTTTGATATTTGTACGGTTAATTTTGCCGAAAGCGGCGAGGCCGAAAAAAACAGATTCAGAATAGTCGGCTATTCCGGCGAGGTCATTCAGGATCACTGGTACTGGGGCAATATCGCTTTTGACCTGAGCGGTATGAAATTCGCAAAGCCGGTAACACCCATTCTGGCCGAACATGACAGGAAAGTGCGTCTGGGATTTACCGACAAACAGGAGATCGCCGAGCAGGTTATTGTCGAGGGTCCGTTTCTCGGCAACGACGAAGCAACAAAACTGAGAGACGACATGAGGGCGGGTTTTCCGATGGAGGCGTCGATGTACATACCGCCTTTTGTGGTCGAACAGGTATCGAAAGGAACGAGCGTCCAGGTAAACGGCAGGACACTGGACGGTCCCGGTGCGGTTTTCAGAAAATCGGAGATAAAGGAAGTGAGTATGTGCGTTTTCGGCGCCGACAGTCACACGGCATCCGAGGCCATTGCGGCGGCCGAACACGCAGAATCCATATCGTATCGTGTAGAAACAAATCAAGACAATTTTAACGGAAAGGATAAAGTTATGTCCGAAACAAAAACGGAAATGACACTCGCTTCCTTCAAAAGCGAGCACACAGACCTTTATGGTCAGGTATTCGAGGCCGGGCGGACCGAGGGCAAAAAGACCGAGCAGGATCTGTTCGCGGCGATAGTCACCGCCTGCGGCGATGACCACGAACTGGCGATCAAGTGCTACTCGGAAGGAAAAACGGCGATGGAAGCCCTGAAAATGCGGAACGAAAAGCTCGCAGTCGAATTGAAGGCGGCGAAGGAAGCGTCCGCACGGCATGCGCCCGACGCCGACCCGGCCGAGGCCGAGTTTGCCGACGACCAGGCGAAAAAGGCAGGGGCGAAGTCGAAGGACCCAGCCGAACAGACCGAGGCCGAGCAGCGCGAGACGTTCCAAAGGTCGAAGGAATTGCAGGCCGAGTTCGGCGGCGATGAGAATGCCTATATCGCCTTTTTGAAGGCCGAGGCCGACGGTCGGGCGAAGGTACAAGGTCGGAAATAAATCGAGAATCGTGATTTTTAATTTGTAATTAGTGGATCACAAAAAAACAAAAAAGAAAGGTTGGTTATGGGCAAACAAAAGAACCCACAGACTCCGGTTGAAGAACCTACATCGCCACAGATAAAACCGGTCAAGCCTTCGAAACCTGCAGGTCCCCGGTTCAGGATAACCGGCGCTGACCCTTACGCACTCGGCGTGCTGCGGTGTCTCAATAATCTTTTGGCCGAGCAGGGAGCCGAGGCGGAGTGCCTGCCTTTGGTTTTAAGGCCGGATGATCCGAACGCGCTGGCGGTTTTGGCGAATTATCGCCAGAGATGCGGCGGTGCCGGTCTGGCGGACGGTGTGAGGTTGAAGGCGGTTGAGGCGGCGATAGTAGAGTTCGGCGGCAAGTTGTAAGGTTCGATTAAGAAAATTGTGTTTTATCTATCGGTTGTAAAAAAAAGTAAATACTATTTTTAAGAATAGCGAGGTGTAATATGGCTACATTAGCAGCAAACGCCCCACTTATCCATGCCTTGGGGCAGCACAATTCGGTGCCGATAATCGCGGCTGACATTGTTTATGAAGGCGCGGCGGTCGGTGATAACGCGGCCGGTTACGGCCGGCCGTTAGTGGCGGGTGATAAGTTTTTGGGTCACTCGGTGGACAAGGTTGACAACGCAACAGTGGCGGGGGCGGCGGGCGCCAAGGACATCAGGCTGCTCTCCGGCCGGTACCGCCTGGAGGTTGCGCTTGTCGGCTTGATAACCGATGTGGGCCAGCCGGTGTATATGTCGGACGATGCGACGTACACGTTCGACCCATCAGGAAACAGTTATGTCGGTGTGATTACGCGGTATGTATCGGCGACGAAGATGGAGATCGAGTGCCGGCCGGGCGAGGTCGATGAGTTCGGGCCGGACCAGAACCGCGACACCAAGACCGATGACTACACGACCGACATCCAGGACAGCGGCAAGATTATCTATCTCGGGACGGACGCCAAGACAATCACGCTGGTCGCCACAGTTGCGGGATACCGAATCAGGATTGTCAATATCGGCGGCTTTGGTGTGGCCGGTATCGCGGTTGACCCGAACGCCGCCGACCTGTTTCTCGGTGGCTGCGACAATGCCG